ATATCTTCAGGAGTAGATTCATTAAATTCATTCTTAAAAGAATCAATAAAAGAAATTAAAGTTGATTCGTCCTTATTCAAAATAATATGAATGGCTTTCTTTAAAGCCTCACGAACAATTAATGGAGTAGACGATCTTGCTGTTTCTATACCCATTATTTTGATATCGGGCTCACTAAGAATAACATTATCTTCGCCCATGTATACATTCAACATATATCTCTTCTTGGCGGTGAAGATTCCCTTATCAGAAATAGACTCTCTCTTCATATTCATCTTCTGATCGTATGCATTCATCATTTTTGCCAACTGCTGATATTTCTTTTCGATGAATGGATTTATGACATCATTACATGCTTTATCAATCTTCTGGACAATTGTTTTTCTGTCTCCCTTGATGTGTTTTGCAATATTATCTAAACAGAGATAGACTGAATCTGTATCTGCAGCCAGAATGTAATCAATATCCTTGGTTTTTGCAATATCATTCAAAAATACATTTAATTGCTTCTCAATCCAACGAATAGAAAGTTGCCCAGATATAGTGATTGCCTCTGCCAATTCAAGATCATAAAACCGGAAATATTCATTTCCGATTCCACCAAAGGCAGAATTCAACTGAATCTTTCTTACAAGTTGGAAATTATAGTATTTGGATATGTCAAGTTCAAGTTTTTCTTTGTCTCTGAAAGATAGAGTATCCTTTTCCTCCTTAAGACGCTTCTTACATTCCAACATCTTTTTCTTGTACATCTTTCGCTCTTCATACATTCTTTCCATGAGTGCAGGAAGAAATCCTTGTTTGTCTCTGTGAAATGTAATTCCATTTGCTGCGATAGATTGATTATTTTCCTTTACTGAATTTAAAATTGCAAATGCCTCTGGACTATCAGACAAAATCATGTCTGGAGATAGTAGATTTCTCTTACCAAATAATGTTTTAGTCTCCGGAGAAATATTATACTGCATTATGAGATGAGGATATAGAGAGTCCAAGTCAAACGAGACTATCCAGTTGTGCATTCCTACTTGGGGTTCTTTGACATATGCACCCTGAAATTGATCTTCCTTTTCCTTGAATTCCTTCATCGGAATCACAATGTTTTTCTCATTCAAATGATGATAAATGATAGAATCCCAAGTCTTTACTTGAGAGAAAACATCATTAAAATTGACCTTTGCACTATACGCAAGTGCAACAGCCAATTCAAGTAACTTTAACTTGTCTTCCAACTTAACTACAAGCAAAACGTCCTTGACATTGTATTGAATGAACTTCTGGAAATCTCTAGTATAGAGATCCTGTATACCATCAAATCCTTCAAATGTTTCTTTTCTTTCATTTAATTCAACAAATGCAATATGATCTAATTTGTAAGATTCTCTGTTGACAAATGTAAATTTTCGATACAAATCAAAATAATCTAGAGATGCTATGCCAACAAGATCATAGCAAATCTGATCTCTATTCATAATTCGCACAATACGAGATTTTACAGATGACCAAGGCGATAATCCTTTAGATTCTCCCTCCCCAAGAAGTTTTTCAATTCTGTGAATAAGATATGGAATATCAAAAAACTGAATGTTCCATCCAGTTACGATATCAAAATCCTGCTGCTTCCAAAATGCAATAAAGTCAGAAAGCATGGCATTCTCATCATCATACTCAAAACATGTATGATTTTTATGCAATGGCTTGAAAGATCCCAACCCAAACGTATAGAAATGCTCTTGGTTGTCTTTTATTGTTCTGACGGTAATTACATTTATTTCTTGATTAGCATCTGCAACTGAAGGAAATCCATCCTCACATTTAGTCTCAATGTCAAGATATGCAATTTTTAAAATTGAAGCGTCATATTCAATTTCATTTGGAAACCCATCTGCTATAAATTGTGCTGAATAGTTATCATTTCCATAAATTTTAAAGTTATCAATTTGTGAATATTGATCTATGAATTCTCTGCATTCATTTATGGAACCTGGTTGAAATGGTTCTACAAATTTACCGTCTAAAGTCAAATATTCTGTTTGATTTTGTGTAGGAACATAGAATGTTGGACGAAAGCGAATCTCTTTCTTGATTCTCTTCCAGTTACCATTCTGCAATGAATAACCCCTGTAGAGGACTTTTTCACCTCTTACAGAAATATGTGAATAAAATTCAGTCATTCTTTAGATCGTTCATTAGGGCTTCATCAATTGTTAATGACATCTTATTAAGATGCTTCTCAATAAGAAGAACCTTACTATTGTTCTGATTTTTATTATTTTCCTTATCCTTTCGATAAGCATAAATCAAAACAGCGTAATTAACAATATCTACAATTGTATCCTCAAAACTCTCATCCTTCACATGAAGAGTTTCAGACTCAAAAAAGGAACTCAATCGTGAAAGCTTGTCTGTCATGCGAACAAGCATTCCTTTTTCTGTTGAGCAAATACCCATGGATTCTACTCTTGTAAAATTTGCAAATGGCTCTAGACCATCATTCCCTGCATAATCACGATTTTTCTTATCCATCAGATCTCTAGCCCGTTGGCAAACTTCACCATGCATATTCAAAAGTTCATCACGTTTCATATTATTCTCCAGTTGAGCCAAATCCTCCGACACGATCGGTTTTTATGGCAGGTACAGTATACCTCTCTTCTATTGAATAGTCAAGAGATTTCACCAACTCTCCTTGGCAAATTCTATCGCCATGTTTAAACATGTAATCATTTGTTCCAAAATTAGTTATGATTGCTTTTATTTCATGAACATAATCAGAATCGATTATGCCTTCAGCATTTGTAAATCCTATGCCATGCTTTAATGCAAGTCCTGAGCGTGGATGAAGTCTTACAGAGTAACCGGTTGGAATATCAAAAATTAATCCTGTTGGAATTGCAACTCGTTCTCCTGGTTGGAGAGTTAGATTTTCTTCTTCACCGGAAAAAGAGTGAACCCTTTCATAATTACCATATACTTTTATATTACTTGCATGTCTTAGACATGCATATATGTCAAAACATGCAGATTCTTTTGTAGCAAATGTTGGAATTATTGCAAATGAACTACAACGATATATTTTTAGCATTATAAAGATCCTTTCACGAAAGTATATAGCAGACTATGCGTAACTGAATGACATGAAATACGTGCTTGCGGCTATTCTTACTATTTCTATTCTGATTCCTACTCCTGTAATACCTGTTCCAGTTGGTGACCAAGTACTTCCATTTATTATTCCAACACCATTTGCAGTTGCAAATGTCAATTTCCTAGTTGTGTTCATTAATATTGTTAATCTATAACCAGCACTAAAATCTGCATTGATTGTGTAAGTTGCTGCTTGTGTAGCTTCATGTACTATCACAGTTCCATTATCTGACTCTTGAAGAGTATAAGTTGTAGATGTTCTGACAGTTATAGTTGGAGCAGAAACTGTTCCTGTTGCACCAGTTGCTCCAATAGAACCAGAAGATCCTGCTGGACCAGTAGCACCAGTGGTTCCTTGAAGACCAGTAGCACCTGTTGCTCCTAAACCAGTGGCACCAGTTGTTCCTTGAACACCTTGAGATCCTGTAGCACCAGTAGATCCCCTATCTCCAGTTCTACTAAACAATAAAACATATTCAGAACTATTAGTTGGCTGTGTATTACCAGAAATATGAGTTACATTTATATCAACATAACCTTCTAGAGAATTATTTGTTAATCCTGTTATAGCAAATATATTAACAAAACTAGTTGTACTAGAAGATGATAAAACAGTTAAATATCCCTTTATTGTTGAATTTGAGTCATCCCAAGTATTTAAATATGCTGATATGTCTAAAGAATTTATAGTACTATGAGATACAGTTACTAAAGTTGTAGTAGATGGTGTGTTGTTATCATAAAGAAAAGAACCAGAAGATATAAGAGTAGTACTGAATTGATAAAGAGGACCACCTAATTTACCTTGAATACCTGTGGCACCTGTAGTTCCTTGTATACCAGTAGCACCTGTGGCACCTGTGGTTCCTTGAACACCTTGAGATCCTGTAGCACCTGTTGTTCCTTGAACACCCTGAGAACCAGTGGCACCAGTAGCACCTGTGGTTCCTTGTAGACCAGTAGCACCTGTAGTTCCCGTTGCACCTGTTGCACCTATTGGTCCCGGAGAACCGATACCCGGAATTCCTTCTGGACCTGTTGCTCCTGTTGGACCAGTTGCACCGGTAGCACCTGTTGTTCCTTGAACACCCTGAGAACCAGTGGCACCTGTGGTTCCTTGAACACCCTGAGAACCAGTGGCACCAGTTGTTCCTTGTAGACCAGTAGCACCTGTAGTTCCTGTTGCACCTGTAGTTCCTGTTGCACCTGTTGCACCAGTAGTTCCACGAACACCCGTTGCACCTGTTGCACCTATTGGTCCCGGAGAACCGATACCCGGAATTCCTTCTGGACCTGTTGCTCCTGTTGGACCAGTTGCACCGGTAGCACCTGTTGTTCCTTGAACACCCTGAGAACCAGTGGCACCAGTTGTTCCTTGTAGACCAGTAGCACCTGTAGTTCCTGTTGCACCTGTTGCACCTGTTGCACCAGTAGTTCCACGAACACCCGTTGCACCTGTTGCACCTATTGGTCCCGGAGAACCGATACCCGGAATTCCTTCTGGACCTGTTGCTCCTGTTGGACCAGTTGCACCGGTAGCACCTGTTGTTCCTTGAACACCCTGAGAACCAGTGGCACCTGTGGTTCCTTGTAGACCAGTAGCACCTGTAGTTCCCGTTGCACCTGTTGCACCTATTGGTCCCGGAGAACCGATACCCGGAATTCCTTCTGGACCTGTTGCTCCTGTTGGACCAGTTGCACCGGTAGCACCTGTTGTTCCTTGAACACCCTGAGAACCAGTGGCACCAGTTGTTCCTTGAACACCTTGAGATCCTGTAGCACCGGTAGATCCCCTATCTCCAGTTCTACTAAATAATAAAACATATTCAGAACTATTAGTTGGCTGTGTATTACCAGAAATATGACTTACTGTTAAATCTACATAACTATTTATTGAATCGTCAGATAATGCTGTTATAGCAAATATATTAACAAAACTAGAAGTACTAGAAGAATTTAAAACAGTTAAATATCCCTTTATTGTTGAATTTGAGTCATCCCAAGTATTTAAATAAGTTGATATATCAATTAAATCTATAGTTTGATAAGAGACGGTAATTGTTGTTGTGGTTGAAGGACTGCTATTGTTATATGTGAAATTACCATTACCAAATAAACTTGTTGTAAATTGATATTTTGGACCACCTAATTTACCTTGAATGCCAGTAGCACCAGTGGTTCCTTGAATACCAGTAGCACCTGTTGTTCCTTGAACACCTTGAGATCCTGTAGCACCTGTGGTTCCTTGAACACCTTGAGATCCTGTAGCACCTGTGGTTCCTTGAACACCCTGAGAACCTGTAGCACCTGTGGTTCCTTGAAGACCTTGAGATCCTGTAGCACCTGTGGTTCCTTGAAGACCAGTAGCACCTGTAGTTCCCGTTGCACCTGTTGCACCAGTAGTTCCACGAACACCAGTTGCACCAGTTGCACCTATGGGTCCGGGAGAACCAATACCCGGAATTCCTTCTGGACCTGTTGCTCCTGTTGGACCAGTTGCACCGGTAGCACCTGTTGTTCCTTGAACACCTTGAGATCCTGTAGCACCTGTGGTTCCTTGAAGACCTGTTGCACCTGTAGTTCCCGTTGCACCAGTTGCACCTATGGGTCCCGGAGAACCAATACCCGGAATTCCTTCTGGACCTGTTGCTCCTGTTGGACCAGTTGCACCGGTAGCACCTGTTGTTCCTTGAACACCCTGAGAACCAGTGGCACCTGTGGTTCCTTGAACACCTTGAGATCCTGTAGCACCTGTTGTTCCTTGAACACCCTGAGAACCAGTGGCACCTGTGGTTCCTTGAACACCTTGAGATCCTGTTGCGCCAGTAGCGCCTTGATTTCCAGTTAATCCTGTTGCTCCTGTAGTTCCTTGAGATCCTTGTGCTCCTTTAGTTCCCGTGGCTCCTGTACTTCCTTGTATACCTGTTGCACCGGTTGCTCCTGTTGAACCTCTGACACCAGTAGACCCAGTAGCACCTAATCCTGTTGCACCTGTGGCACCAATAGGTCCACCTGATGGTCCTGTTGCACCCGTAGGACCAGTCGCTCCAGTTGCCCCATTTGATCCCTTTTCTCCTTGTGGACCAACTCCCATAATTTGTACCCACTGCTCACTATCAACAAATCCAACAGTGTCAAGTTCTATAAGATACAAATACAAAATACCACTATTCGTATCTAACCACAAGTCTCCGTCATTATTGTTTATTGTGGGTGGTGTAATATCTGCTGTAAATTTTATTCCTCCAGGACCAACAACAGGCAAAGTTGTTGATCCTGATGCACCAGAAGCACCCAAACCAATTAATATTGGAACACCATCTTTTCCACCAATATAAATGCTTTTATTCTTAATGTCAACTCCAATTTCATTTGTTTGGAGTTGTCCTTTTTGTGGAGGACCATTTCCTATTCTGGGAACAACCGTACTCAGTCGTTCGCCTCTTTTCCATCTATCATCATAATTATGAGGTGTATCTCGCATCACAATCTCACTAATAATTTATTAGGTGACATTTGTTGAATAATAACTTTGTTTTCTTTTTTATAAACAAAATTTTCAACTGGTTGAAAAACTTTTACTATGTCATTCTTATTACTTCTAGTAAGACTTTCAGTAGTAATTGGAACATATGATGGTGGAGTTTGAACTTGTCTATAAATCCAAACTCCTCTTGAATTTTCAAGACTTGAAGAATCTATTCTTATAAACTCTGGAAGGTCTGAATCATTTCCAACTCTTTTTAATAAACAAACTCCTTTCTTATTAAAATATTTTGGTGCTGGAGTGAGTCTCCACAAATAAGTTCCATTACCTTGTAATTGTCCACCACTTATTAATAATTTTTCAAATGCTTCCCACAGAACAATTCTATCAACTTTTCCGAAATTACCAGTTAAAGATGAACATGGTCTTGTTTTATGATTTCCACTTATTCTTCTCCATTCATCCAATACTCGTTGAACATGAGAACAATATGTTACATTATATGTAGAATCAAACAGATGAAAAAATCTTGTCCCACCCAAACATAAGTGATAAATCATTTCATACCAATATGCAATTCCATTATCACTTCTCAGGAATGGTGCTCCTGGATAACTTGGAGGAGCAATCCAAGGAGTAAATCTTTGCCACAAATTTGTATCACTTCTTAAAGCAGTTCTTGTTCTTTTAACGCTATTCACTAAAAATTTAAAACATAATTCATCATAAAATTTTGAAGCGTAATAATTAGAATAAATTCCGTTTTGATAAGGATTGGTTTCTGGATAACGAACTAATTTTGAATTGCCTGCTGGTCCTTTATATTGAGTAGTGTAATATCCCGACCAATTGTATGCTTCTTCATCGTTTACAGGACTGATAACATATCCACTTCTAATACTAAATGAAGATGAAAATCCTGAGCTAGGAGGATAATTGCCACCTTCAAATATAACATTATTGAAGCCTGAGTAATAAATAGCAGATCCTGTATGTGTATCCTCTATTGGATTTTGAAAATATCTCTGTAAATTACTTCCCTGAAAATAGAACGATTCTTCATGATCTGTTGGATCTACATTGTATTGACAATACACAACGTCTTCAAATTCTGGATATTCATTAAAAACTTGAACATATGATTTATTCAAAAAATCATTAAAATGTAAATCATCTACAGCACAATTCCATGCTGGTATTACATTATGCCATATATCATATCCATTTTGAATTACATCATTTCCTTCAGGACCACAGCCGCCAGCACATCCCCATGGCCTCCAAATAGAATTCTGATCAACATAATCCATTGGATCTGTGATGTTTATAAACGGAGCAAGAATTTGTTGAGCAGTTCTTGTTTCTCCTGGATTATTTGTTATTGCTTTATAGTTTTCAATAAATTGATCAGATAAACTTAATCCACTGCTAGGATTCACATAACTTGTAAATCTTGGATCTGTTACTATAGCAGATATAACTCTAGCATCAGACATTTTTTCTGCGTATGGAACATTAGGTCTTGGATCTTCTGGATATCCATCGCCATTTGAATCCGGAAGCCAGTTGTAATTAAAAGAATTTCTTCCATTTAACCAAAAATAATCATTAGCTTCTTTATCATCTATAAAGTAACTAAAAGTTATATTTTCTTCTACACATCTATCTAAAAATGCTTTTAAAGAATTTGCAGTATCTTCTGCATTTGTTTCTAGCCATGGAGATAATAATACATCTCCATCATAAGTCATACCATCTGATGTATTCTTATAATAATTTTCATGTGCTTTTGAATAAATTGAAACATCAGGCCACCAATAATAACCATCAACTGCTCTTCTCGACTCTGGTATAGTTTGAATTTTTTCTTTAAAAAAATCAAAATCAAAGTAAGTATCTGTACCAGAATCTGAAATTCCGGGAAGTCGATGACCATTATATGAAGTATCTAAAGAGTAAATTCTTACAGTTGGTACTATTGCATTATATTCATAATCTGTTGTTCCCCATCTATATTGAGAACTAACATTTTGGCTGAACATATTCAATCCAGGCACTGTGCCAAAGAAAGCAAATGCCCAAATTTCATAATCCTCAGAAGATTGTGCAGGGGGTGGTGGAGTTGGTAATGGCATTTTTAATCCAATTAATCGACTTCAGATTGAACTACAAAACGTCCTTTTAGAATAGAAGTTATACTATTATCATCTCCTATTAAACGAATATTATAAAAGTAATAACCTCGTTTTAATGCTTGCATTGTTTCCGAATCTATTTTTACTACAAATTTACCGACAGAATCAGTATCATCTAATATTTCAATAGATCCATATTCGGTTTTATCTGTACTTAAAATATCTAAAGTTCCTTCTACTGTTATTCCTAGTTCAGAATAAACTTCAAAAATATATTCATCTGTAGTAGTAGAAGTACTTTTTACTTTAAATTGAATAATATAATCAGACAAATCTATAGAATTCATATTTACATCTAAATATTCAAATTCTAGAGAAAATGACTCTCCTCTTTCTGCAAAAATATCATATGATCCTGCTGCCATATTAAATCCTCTTTTTTCCTATATGATATTTAGGACATAATTCCCACTCAGTTTTTTCTTTATGAGAAAGTATTTTAAATTGGTTTATAGGAACCATCAGAGAGTTGGCTTTATCAGGATTTACTATTTTTAGTAATCCCCAGTCCTCTAGTAATTTTGTTATACTATTTCTTCTGCCTATATCATTTTCATCAATATCTGATGGAAGTCCATCTAAAGAAAATAATTCTTTAAAATGAACAATATAATATTTACCCTTTTTATGGAGTATGTGACAGGATTGATATAACTTTTTTTCTTTTTTGGAAGATACACCGATTCTTGTTAGTGTTTCTTTTATTTTTAAGAAGTCATCTGATTTATTTAAACTGACCTCTAAAAGGTCATCTACGGTTATTTTTTGCTTTTCCATAATATTTTCCATATAATATAGTTACTATACTATATTTATAAAAATATTATGTTTGAGCACCCCCCTCAGACATCTCCTCCCGAATACAGGAAATATCCTTGTCCGATAGAATTTTCAAGGCTTCAATGGCTTTCTTTTTAGAAAAATTAAAATATTTTTGAATTAGTTCAATATCTTCATTTTTAGTCTTTTTTAGCCACTTTGTGTATCTTTTACGAGAACGCAAAGAATTATGATAGTAATTATGCTGCATTCGTTTTGAAATGAATGGTCGAAGATTCATTTCATTTGAATGCATAATAGTATCCGGATAATATGAAAATGCTTTATTAACTAAAAATGAATGATATTCTTTCTCCATTTCTGGATCGTTCTCTTCAAATGTCAACTTTTTAGTTGATGACAAAGAATTTACAATATCAAATACATTCATACAAATTCACACTCAACCATCAGTTGAACTATACAAGC